CGCCCCTGTCGGGCGCCACCCTTAATGTTAAACTTATGTTTGACAATCCACTCGTATGTATGATAGCTGAACGTCGGTCTGCAGCCGCATTATCCTTAGCTTCTAAGACTACCTGCAAAGGTAGATCTCTTGGCGATGGTTTTGCGTATGCTTACCCCGAAGCAGTGTTTACTTCTTCCGCGCACTTTTATAGTACGCGCGAAGAGGAATATACACCTAATCGTGGTATCCATGGTCGAGGGTTTAAGGACTTTGAACACTATCTAGCGTTCAGGCCCGAAACCACCGGCACTGGTGCTCCTTTTCCCTTCACAGGGCGTATTTTCGAATACGAGCCTCATCTTTATGATGGGTCTAATAGTAGCAACAGATATGGAGCCTTCGGATACGATTCCGGAGGAAACGAAGTTCGGCCATTTGGAGAGCCTGGCTTGCCTCTTGAAGGCCTGCCAAGTTACCGTGTGTATCGACCGGATGGGGGATTCGTACCACCACCCCGTGACATTAATTCATTGAACGATCGCGCATGTTTGGCGATTTTTCCACGAATTAAAGCCGACCTCAGTATCCTTAACTCAGTTTATGAGCTTAAGGACATGAAGTCCGTACCTAACACGTTGCACAATATTTGGAACCTCATGCGCGGATCTAAGATCCGCAATGTGTTCCAGACGTTGAAGCAGCAACTCCAAGGAACGTCAGATGGTTATCTGCAAGCGCAGTTCAACCTTCTTCCGCTCCTATCAGATATCGCCGGCATACAGCAGGCGATACATCGAACGAAGGATAAGATTGATCGAATCCTTCGTGATGCACAGACGAATCGTGTTGGACACTGGTCCACCGATATTGATGAGTACCCTGACATTACGGACTCGAGTGCGGCATATTACCCGTTGAAGCAGCCCGACGAAATGTCGTCTGCTTTCATACAGTATACTGCCGCTTACTTGAGTCGTCAGGTAGTCAACGAACCGTCTCGGTTCCATGCTGAGATGGCATACAGGTATACCCTGTCTGCCTATGAGGTTGAGAATGCTCAACTGTTGGGGCTCCTAGATGCTATTGGGGTTAACCTTAACCCTCGTATCATCTGGAACGCCATTCCATGGTCTTTCGTTATCGACTGGGTACTCGGCGTAGGCCGATACCTAGAAGATCACGGAACGACCCTCAACTTGGATCCGCTGGTCATCATACGAGGCTATATGTGGTCATTGCGTCGACGTCGTGTCGTATACACTCAGCGTAATGCTGTGAGTATACTTCCTTCGAGCAACGCTCTGAACACCTCTATAGCGATGCCAGCCATCAATGAGTCTTCTTATCGAAGACACCTTGAAGACTGGTCGTCAAACTCGCTAACTGCGAGTGGGCTGTCTCTTACTGAGATCAGCCTCGGTGCTGCACTCCTAGTTCCTAGGAAGTGGAAAGCACCTAGACGGCCACCCTGGTCTAAATAAATAAACAGGATGGGAAAATCCCCTATGGGGATCGTAGATAACAAGCATGCTAGCAGCTAACCTACTCACAAACGAGGTAAAGAACGCCAGTGGGACTGAAGTCGAATTTAATCGACTTGAGACCCCCGGCCGCGCCGCGATATTCGCCCAAGTGGGCGAATCACCCGCGTTGCAGCACCGTCTCAAAGTCTCTCATCAAGAGACCGGGACGGGCACTGCAAAGAGGCGGAAGTCCATGACTCGAGTTGACAAAACGTCAATTTCGACCGTGGATTCCACCACTCCGGTTACCACTTCAGCTGTATTTTACATCGATGCCCCAGTTGGGGCATTGTTGACAAATGCAGAAATGAAGGCTGTCATCGCAGAGCTAACGAGTTTTCTTGCCACTCTTGGCACGAATACGTTTCTCTATGATGGCACTGGTACCGGTGCAGCCGCCTTGCTCGACGGTACGCTTTAAGCGTACTGTTTGCAAAGCAACGTTCAAGGACGTGTCTGAGTGCACCCGTGAGGGTGCACTCATTCACTATCCTCCTCATCTGAGACCGCCAAACTACCGATATGAAACTAAATTACATACCACGTCCCTGTCATCTGTGCGGATTCGAGTTCTGCAAGTGTCTGTGCGTACATCCCTTTCTTCGTGAAATGGATGACTACAGGTACGAGCTGAATCGAATCTACTACAGCCTGAGCGGGGTCGAGCGTGTAATCAAGCCGTGTCGGTACGCCTGGCGTGTCTTCCGCATGATCGTATGGCATAAAGGCTATAAACGCTTTCTTTCTAAGAAGGCGTTTACCGTTCCTTATGCTGATCTCTAGCGGTGTGTTGGCTTGTGCTGACATATGTATGTGGTTCGTTTGTGACTAAATCGGGTCCTGGGTTAGTGCATGCTCTAGGAGGTATTCCTTATGGATACTACAACCGAAAGCCTAGATGAAGTTGAAATCATCGCTGCACTACTCCATGACGTCCACGACGTTAATGGATTGGTGTTTAACACTCGAGCTCTGAAGCGCACCGTTAATAAGGTGCGTTCCAGATACTCGAAGGAAGGAATAGGTTTTCTTACGAAAACCCTACCCCGTTTGGGCAAAGCCTTTGATAAAGCTTTGTCAGAACATACTATGCTGAACTGTGAAGAGCTTGGTTTTAAACCCATGCTCTACACTAAACTTCCGAGCTTTCTCGGTGAGTTTTTCTGCAGAGTATTTCATTCAGACGGTGTAATCCTTCCTTATCCGTGTATCGATTCGGTCAAGGTAATCAGGGACGTTTGCTACTTGTTTTACAAGTACGAACTCCCTTTTACTGATGAACAAGAAACCAAAGTCGTGTCTTCGTTTGAAGAAACGGAGAACGAACTTAAGGCTCATGCACCAGTTCTTGAAGACCTCTTCCGGAATCTTGGTGTTACTAATCAAGCTCGTAGGGCTCGTTTTACGAGTACTACGTTGCCTCAAATAGCGCGTGAGGCTCGGATATTACTCTCTCGAGTATTCTCCGACTTCGACTGCACAGACATTAAGCCACAACACGGCCCGGGAACTGTTGCTACCAAGCAAAAGCTCTCCGAGAAGTATTTGTGGACCAATGTTTCGTCTAGAATCACCGCTATGTATCCTTTTGATGCGTATTTCTGCGCATCCCAAGGACATGTATGTGATTCTTACCAATCCTTTTCGAAGGTTGGTAATCAGGATCTTCCAGCACGAGTTATACTCGTGCCAAAAGATTCTCGCGGCCCTCGGCTTATCTCGTGTGAACCCGTTGATTTTCAATGGATTCAGCAAGGTTTGCGTAAGGCTATGTGCCAGCGTGTTGAATCTCATTATCTTACCAAAGATAATGTATTCTTCACAGATCAATCCCATAACCAGATAGGTGCCCTCTACGGGTCCCTGAATGGTAGGTATGCGACCCTTGACCTCAAAGAGGCCTCGGATCGAGTAAGCGTTGATCTAGTTCGCCTACTATTCCCCGAGCACGTCTTTACGTACTTGGAGAGTTGTAGGAGTTTATCAACGGTGCTTCCGAGTGGAAAAGAGATACCGCTGAGAAAGTTCGCGCCAATGGGGTCAGCATTATGCTTCCCTATTATGGCGCTTACAATCTGGGCACTCTTAACTGCAGCTGCACCTGACCGATATACGCAAGGGCGTATATTAGTGTATGGAGATGATGTGATTGTACCTCAGACTTACGTCCAAACTGCAATCACGACACTCGAGTCCTTTGGGTTGAAAATCAACCTAGACAAGAGTTGCGTCAGTGGATTCTTTCGCGAATCCTGTGGCGTCGACGCTTTTCACGGCGTCAACGTCACTCCGGTCCGCTTTAGGACCGTCTGGTCATCATCCCCCTCGCCTGAAGTCTATTCATCATGGATAGCCTATGCTAATTCCATGGCAGATAGAAAAAGGTATCGAGTCTACAATTACATTGTAGAAAGGCTCGTCCGCATCTACGGGACGATTCCTAGCGAGGACATGCAGCTTGCATGTCCTAGCCTTCGAATACCTTCTGAAGACTCCCACCGTATACGCCGAAGATGGAATTCTAACTTGCAAAAGCTAGAATACCGTGTCCGTTGCGTAGTCAGTAGGCCTCTTAAACAGGTCATTGATGGTTGGTCCATGCTTCTGCGATTTTTCGCAGAAGGTGGATCCTCTTATCAAGAACCGTTTGAGGTTCGTCGGGAGCTGTCAAGCACTTATGTGCCCAAAGCTCCTTTTTCAGTCAGTTCATA